CGTCAACAAATCGCCTGAGACCATGGGGTCCATGAAGGCCCTCGATTGGTCGGGGGGGAAAGTAATCCCAGCGTGGGGTTACCAACCGCCTCGTAGCGTAGCGCACCTCGCGTTGCCTTAGCGAGATACGACACCCCCTTATGCTACCATTCAGGAACGCGAGGAGCAACCCGTTAGAGTTGTAATCCCGGTTTACCTGACCTCTGAAAGTCCACACATGCTCCCCTAGAATATAAAACTCATACTTTTGGGGTTTATAGCAAAGGTAGCTGTCCAGCCCACCCCTACTCCGCCTTACTACGACCTTTCGGTAGTATTTAGGCGTATGTAGACCACAATCGTCTGCTTCATCCAATGGGACCGTAAGCACTCTACGGAGCCCCGACAGGAGGTAACAAATAGTCGCGTTTAGCGCGACACCAGTCCTTGCGGACCAGCGATTGAGTGTGTTGATGGCAACATACACGTCCTGCTCGCTGTTGAGGGATTTTATATAGACCCCCCTAACATTGGCACCGGAAAAGAAATCGGCACCGCAGGATTCGCGAAACGGTCCTTCAACAAAGGACTTTGTGGCGTTAACCACGAAACCGAGGAGCCCAAGGGCCCGTACGACGTCGCGTGTGATGTTCGTGGGACATATAATGTCATCCCCAAAAACACCAAAATTGGTACCATCCAATCGAGGGTGACCCCTAAAGGACTTCCGGTACCAGTTATTGACGCCACGCACGACAGCCGCAAACAGCATAGTCTGCAACGGGAAAGTGAAACCATTCCCCATTGTTGAAACCATGTGTAGCGGCAGCTCGCTACCGGTTGGTAGTGTAGTCTTAGGGCAACGAAGAATAGCAAGCAAAGCGAACAAGCTCTTTGGGAGCAAGCTGCTAAGCATCTTCATGCTCATAGAGTCAGAAGCGGATTCAAGATCGATGGTTGAGACACTGCCATCTACCGAGCCCGCCCGAGCCAAAACACGATTCAAGTCAGGTTGTCGACCCAACTCAATACCAAAGAAAGAATTTAACCTCTTCTCTAGTATAGAACCAAGACCGAGTTGAAACCACATGTTAATTGTGGGTTCGGTACAGATCCCTCGTGCAATTGTCGACGTTTTATTTACGAAGCTATATTTTGAAGCTTCTACGACAGATGTGCCATGGATATATAACCGCCTTGCTTCGGCAAGGAAATGTCGGTCATCCTGACGAACACACTGCTCCCAAATCTCCGGGAGTCCCCTCGTTGATGAAAGAGGCGAATCGAACATCTTGGTGTAAAAGTCTGTACCGCGGGCATGAATACTTGCACCCGGGCCAGCTCGACCGTGAAAGAAAATCTCACGGAAGTCCGAGACGAGCGGGGAAACCCCGCCGATCAGCCAGAAATCCTCGATGACTGTTTTAATTTCACCGAAGATCTCTTCATCCTTACTATGAACAGGACTATAGGACCAGTCCGCACACCTTTTGTTAACCGCCTGAAATTTCTCCAAAGCGGCGTGGCATGCGGAAGGGCTAGGGACATCCTCACTGTTGAATTTCTTCAATAAGGAACCCATCAGGCAAAAACAGGCTACCTGAGTAACAGTACTATCCACGGACCAGCTATCACAGCTGGTGTCAATGTAACAACCGAGGTCGGTACGTAGCTTGGAGTAAAGAACATCAGCGTTAAGACGCATGGTGAAACTCCTTTGTCGTTGTCGATTAAACGGGAGGGAAGAGAGGTAGGGCCCCTGTTATGGGATCCTTGTACCCAGATTGCCAAGCTTTCTCAAGCTCAACACCCTGGCGTTCTGCGTCCTCCACCGAAAAATCCGGTGAAGAAACAGCAGCTTCATCTTCCTTTTGTGGAAATGGGTACGCTTTAAGAAACTTGCGCACCTTTCCGATCACAACCATCCGGGTCAAACCGTGCTCATCGTGAAAATACACCACGATGTCACGATTCGGGTAAACCGTAACAAGCCGAGTAATTGGCTTATCATCAGGCAGTAAATTGCCTAAGGAGGCGCGATCGAGCTCCATCAAATCCGCATTCAATGAAGAACGCGGACTAAGCCCGCTGGCGAGTACCCCCGCCAAATCAATGGTCATGTCCATGGTGTTTTGACCTCTTCCGTTAAAGAATACCGGAAATGGCCATGTCACCAAAACCAGCAGACTGCTGATTCAGGACGCCGATCGCAGCCGAGAAACCCGCCCGAATATTAGGCGAATCGGCAAGATCGGAACCAGCCGGCACGTCAGCCGTCAAAGTAATATTCATCACCTTGAAGGGCTGACCAGCCAAGGGCAGCACGCCCTTCCGAACAATACACTTGAACGTATTGGTCGGGACCAACGAAATAACCCCAGTGATCGCATTCGGGTTTCCCAAGACTCGGAGATTCCCTGGGCGAGTGAAGTTGATGGTGAACGGGCTCGCGATGGAATGCGCATTGACGCCCGCCTGAGTTCCACCCAGTGCTGTTACAGCGACCTGTTTGCCCGGATTTCCCGGAGGTGCTGTGTCGGTGACAACAGTGTATGTCGGGCTAGTAAGGCCCGTCTGTGCACCGCCTGTAATCGGCGAAGTAACCGATATGGCCATACATAACTCCTTGGTTCGGTTGAAAAACGGAATCAGCTCCAGAACTTCACGCCTGACCTTGCCGGTTTGGATCCCCATATTCCTGCCCAGAGGGCAGCAATGTTGAATCCTTGTGGCATGTTTGGCGTTCGGAACCGGAAACTGGGGTAGGGTATACCGGAAGGTGATCTCACCTTATAATTAACCCGGTGTACCATGGGACTAATGGCGCAGACGACACGGAGACCCGCCGGAAGGGCGGAAACAGCATTGGCGTTCACCGAGTATCGGATGGAATTCCGATTAAGGACTCGGCGACGAACCCAACCCACGTCGCCTTCACACCACTGGAGAGAATCGAGCACCTCGTTACAATTCACGAAGTAGTCGACAAAGAACGACCAGGGAACAGCTTCCCACACTGCTGGAATGATATCACCAGCTGAAACACCGAAGTTATCGGCGAATGTGGCAAACGAATCTGGCCGCGATTTGATAAGAGCCGTATAAGCGACTATCGACTCCCTAACATCAGTACGAAACATACTAATGAAGGCATTTAAGTTCCCAGGAGAGTACTCGAAAGAATCTTCGAACGCCCCTTGGCCCTTAATTATCTTGCCATCAAACCTACCGCTAGTTGCCAAGTTTGCTAAGGCTTCTGCGGCATCATGGACATCGTTGAACAACGGTTTCCAACCGAAGCTCCAACTTAGATAAAGGTCACCCAACGCTTTTGCGTAATCCCGAGAGTTTTTTAATCTCTTGAGCTTACCAACGCCACGAGCAAAGTTCTGTAGCCCGTGGTAGAGGCTGTCGGCCGGGTGTTTCATCATGTGAACGGTATCTCTGAACTCGGCAAGGAAACTGCCGCCACGAAATTTCTTCCGGACCTTGAGATACTTACCTAGTAAAGCTTCCCGCGCATAAGCGTCGGCGAGAGTATTAACAGTTGTCGTCAGCGGGGGAGTGGTTCCCCCCCGATAGACCTTCAGGATTTGACCTGAACCACTGTCAAGCCAGCATGTTGAGTAAGGACCGCCTGGGTTAGTACCTTCAATGGTATAATACCCCTCGCCGCCCTGCAACATATACTGGGTTCCAACCAGATCGGACGTAGCAGAAATGCCCTTCTTAATGGCTCGTCGCCATGCGGAGGGACTTTTACCTAACGTTACCTGGTTTAGACAAACAACAAGGTTGGATTGAGGAGTCGTAGTAATGGGGAAATTACACACCCCATTAGTTATACTCGTAGTCCTAGTTTGTTGCGTCCAAGACGGACGAATCCTAGCCGTTCCAATTTTTGTAAACGGGTAGATGCGCATATCTCGGGACCTCTCGGATGTTTTAGATGGGAGCAACCCAAATGGGGTGCAGGCTTAGGCCTGCG